TAATCTACGGTATCGTTTTCTAATGATGAATCGTGTTTTATTATGAATCCTTCATTTCCAAGCGTACCACTAATCCAACTATTAAAAGGTACTGTTACATCCATTTCAATATCAGCAGTTTCATAACTATATGATTGAGATGCAAATGAACCAGTGTACCACATTCCTCCCTTACCATTATATGAACCAGAACTTTCTAATGAAGCAGAACCCACTAACCAATTAGTTGAAGTTTTTCTTGTGTTCCAAGTTACTCCCTCAGTTGATATTTTATCAAATCTAGTACCAATACCCATATCCCACGATTGTGAAACAGGATATGCATAGATTGTATATTCACTTGGTATTTCGTTTGTATCACATTGTCTAATAATCATTGTTGCCAAACTCATTGTAACTTCTCCACTATCGATAGATTGTGAAAGTGGTGTTGTCTCAAATTTGATTAATGAACGAGCAGTATCTTTAAGGTTGCCATAGTAAACTTTAGATACCTCTAGTATCTCATCAAAACCAGTATTTTGTTTTGGTTGTTGTAAATATATACTAGCATCCTTTGATGCGGTTACGAAATAAAACATTATACTACTCTCCCTCTTATATCTTTGTTAGGAAACTTTACTTCAAATACAGAAGGGTCTAAAGATGGATAAACCATTTTACCTTTAGTTGCTTCTTGTATGTTGTATGAATTAGAAGAATAGTTTCCTAAACATTTGTTAATGATTTCACATTTTGGTACTGATTGTACTCCTTCTACACCAGCTATTAATAATTCAATTTCAGAAATGTTTATTGGCATATTAAATGTCCAATTATCTGTATTAAAATAGTTTTTAAGTTCTGAAGTTACTCTTGTTAATACTTGTCTTTTATTATATCCACCATATACTCGTATCTCAAAATCAACTCCAACGTTTATAATAAATCCATTTATAATATTAACACCATCTGTAAGTAATCGGTATTCACTTAAATATGTTTTTAAGTTTTCTTTTACTGCTCTGTTTAATGTAGTTAAGTTTTTATTTGAATCATATCCAAGTATATATAAATTAATTGCAAATGGATTGTTCTTTTCACTAACCGAACTTTTCTTATTTGCAAGAAACTTAGTTACTTCATCTTTAACTTGTTGTTCTGTTAAATCTTTATCTCTTAAACTTTGAACTAAACCTGTAAATTCTTCTAAAGAATCTTTATTTGATAAAATAGAAGCTGGTGAATTTAAATCTAACTCACCATCTGGTGCACAATATGCTTTTGCTATACCACCATACTTTGGAGGTAGAGATAATGCTCTAACTTGATAATCTTTTCTTGTTACCGCTCTGTTTTGTGAACCAAAGTTTGCAAGTGCATTTTCTCTAATCTCTTCAATCGTATCTGCACCTTTTCCACCAGTTGCTGGCTCTTCGTTATCACACGCTACTGAATTTTGAACTTCTCTATAAGATGATAACTCAGATGTTGTGAAAAATGATGTGTCTTCATCAAACTCTACTCTATCTATTCTAGTAATAGTTCCTGATGGAACATTTGCAGTAACACCACCACCTACTAAATAACTTACTGTTAGTGTTGTGTTAGATGGTGCTTGTCCATATGATTTTGTTTTTAAGAAATTAGATGGGTCAAATGATGCACCCAATCTATCTATTGAGTTGTTTAATCCCAATCCTACATTTTTAAAATTAGGAATTAGTGTTTCATCATTGGTTTGATTTCCTCCACCAAATACAATAGTTGTTGTGTTATCTTCATTTACTCTTGTAGTAAATCTTCTTGAAGTTTTAATTACTTTAAGAACATTAGGAACTGAATCTTTAAATTGTAATAAATCTTCATCAGTTTGTTCTGATGTTGCATAATCAACGTAAACCATTTCTTGTGCAAGATAAGGAACTTTGTACCACTTGTTTCCATTTGAATCTCTTACATCGTAAATATCAATTATGTTATCTTCTCCTAAATCTATCTTTGAAAACTGTTGTGATGTTCCAAACTCTATTTCAACTATTCTTAATTCAGCTGATATTGCATTTACAAATTTCTTTACAAGATATTTTGTTGGTTGATTTAAACCATCAGTTTCATATACTGTTATTTCTCTATCATCCTCTACGTTAAAATCTACTAACTCAGTAGTTCTGAATGATGGTCCTTCAGTACTTTCTACTATCATTCCTTCTTTAATTCTTAAGTAGTATTTTGAATCGGGTCTTATGTCCTCTCCACTACCAATTTTTGGTACTAATTGATAAACTGCTAATTTAGTAATTGCAGGTGAAGTTACTTTTGGTTTATATCCTAAGTATTCTGATAATGCTAATACGTTTTTCTTATCTTCCGCATATAACAACATTGATTCTTTTAATGAATCATCTACATAATAAGATAAAACATCCCCAACATAAGATGCCATCTCAATAAACATCATACCAGGAGAAGATTCATTAAAATCAGTATATGTTTTTGGAAAATATGTTTTTGCATACTCAATTAGATTTTCTCTAAATTGACCGAAATCTTTATTAAGATATTTTATATCTCTACCTTGATTACTCTTCCTTGTTACACTATTTAATGCCATATCTTATTTATCCCCTAACTGTAAATGTTATTTCTTGTAAATCTATTTGATTACCTACTGTAAACGATACTGATACATCTGCTCTGTTATTATCTTTCATCTCATCCGTCATTTTTACATCAATTTCATCTATGTTAATATATGGTAACCAAAACTTAACACTACTTGTAATTACCTTTTGTATGTTTTCAGCCAATAAATCGGTATTCTGTTCAAATAATAATGATTTTAAACCAGTACCAAAATTTGGTTGTAATATTCTTTCACCTTTTGAAGTTAATAACAAATTCTTTAAATTTGATTTTGCTTGTTCAAATGATGAAAATGCTTGTGCAAACATTCCTGTTTCACCTCGTTGTACAGGTAAAGTAATACCATATGCAAAGTCGTTAAACTCTTCAGTATCTTTTACTACTTTTTTATCAAGAATATATGCCACAATTTACTCCCTATCTTTTAAACTTTTTTACAAGTTCTGAATTATCTCTATTTAAAATTCTATCTAAACCAGGTAATCCTGTTTGTACACCTAATCCAGTTTTATTTGGTTGTTGTCTTACTTCACCATATCCCATCTTCTGTGCCATCTGAGCTTTCATACCGTCAATACCTGCACCTGCTCCTTGAGATGTAAAACTAACTGTTTTATCCATACTCTCATTTACAGGTTGTTGAAATTTATCTAATACAGATGTTCCACCACCGGGTGTTGTACTTCTTTGTGCTTTTGTAAATGGTTTTGTATTATTCAAAACTTCATTTATAATAGCATTCTTAGTGAATTGTTTTTTGGGTGCTTGTCTTTGTTCCTCAAGTGCAAGTTCTGCTTGTTCAAATGGGTCTACTTCATTTATTAATTCTGCAACTTGCGTAGAGGGAACGCTGACTACACCTCCCTTCACCTCTGCTAATCTTTTATTTACTTCTTCTGCCAATATCTTTGGAAAAGTTTTCGATAAAAATCGTTCTTGTTGTTTGGCAGTTTCTACCTCAACAAGAGTCTTTATTACTTTTATTAATTGTTTGTTGTTCATTTTGAATTCTGTTTATCTTAATATAAATATATGTTCTTTAATTTTATGGTTATGGAACTGAATATCCTGTAAATGGTAGTATTGATGGGTTTTTAGAAACAGGAACACCGGGATATAATGATTCTAAAATATAAGTTCCTGCAATCGTTGTAAGATGAACTTGCATTGATGGTATTAATAAATCTAAAAAAACCTCCGAATCATCAAGTGGTGGAGTTGGACCTATGGGTTTCCATACACCAGAATTACTTATTGGTGCAGTTGTTGTTGAAATATTTAGAAACGCAGGTGGTGTAGTAGCTAATGGTGGAATTGAGTTTGATAATTCTGCACCTACCCAATATCCTTTTACAACTGCCTCTCCAATATCATCTATAAATGAGTGATTCCCTTCTTTTATATTTAGAGCCTTTAGACACGCTAATTTTAAAAGAGTTTCCATTAAATCAGTATTACCCACTTGTAAAGGTACGTTGCCAAATAAAGCAGGTTGTTGGAATCCTCTTTTGATACAAGTATCATATTCAGTAGTTAGTTTTTTTGCAAAATCATCATAAGATTCTACTTCATTAGATACATTTACAGATTCACCATTGACAATAGTTTCTCTTTGCATATATCTTAACATATTTTGTTTGAATATCTTGAAAGACATATATTACTCCGTATAGTTAAGAGTTGATAAAAATGTTTCTAACTTAGATTTTATTTTATTAAAATCACCCCTATTGTTTGGTCCTGATGCAGTTGGTCCAGCTGGTGTTGAAAATACTTGTGCATTTATTGCATCAATTAAATCACTCATTAAATCAACCAAAACTTGTCCTCTTACTAAAGGTTCTGTTGTTTCTTCTGTATTAAGGTATATTTCACCTGCACCCGCTAGTATTTTTACATCATTATCATTAGTAGTAACTAATACATCCCCATTGAAATCCATTTCAGCACCATCAAATCCATTATCTATTGTAAGTTTACCATCTGATATAAATGAATAATTTCCTTTCGAATAAAATAACATTTCAGAGTCTTTTGATGATAATACAATTCTACCACTATTAATTAAAACTTGGTCTGTTCCTTTTAGTTCAGGTTCTTCTGCATATATTGGTTCTGTTTCTAGTGGAGTATCAACTGTACCTGGTGTAAAGTTTATTAATTTATCTGGACTACTTAAAGCAATCGTTGAACCATCATCAATAAAGTTTTCCTCAACAATATCTCCAATCTTTAAATCATTTAGAGATTTACTTCCTTGTCTATTTCGTATTACGATGCTAGGAGCGAATGAGTTATCCGCATTATTATATCCACTAAAACGAATCGATTGACCAAATCTACTTTGTATTACCTTATCACCCTCGTATAATTTTAAATGATTTATTTTTTGTGATGAAAAGTATTCTCCTAAGGTCGGATTATCAGTTGAACTTTTATTTTCTTTTCGTGTAGTTCCTGTTTGAGAAGTTTGTTTATAATCTTTACTATTACCAACCCCACCTTCATCTTCATTAAAGTATTTTGATTGTGCATTTACTTTAGCATTACCACTATTTAAATTTGCTGAAATAAGCCTTCTATAATATACACTACCTGTATCGGATTCTATAAGTTCTACTATTTCTCCTTTAATTGGTAAATCTAAAAAAGAATAATCAAGTGGTTGATAATATATTAAAGATTCTGTTTTTGTAGATATATCATTTAGTTTTCTTATTTTAGCAGAACCAATCATACTGAAGTTTTTATCTGTTTGTTCTTCTCCAGCATCTATTATAGGGGTTATTGCCTCAGAATTTTCATCTAAGATTATATCCATAACCAAACCAAGTCCAATGTTTTTATTCTGACTTACTCTGTTTCGGTTTATTGATTGTGCAAGTAATCTTCTACTCATCGGTATCTACCTTTTGTTTTAATTCTTCAACTTCATTAGTTAAATCATCAATTTTTTCTTTTTCATTTGTTATTTCAATTGCAGTATCTTCT